CTCCTATCGATCTATGATCGAGAACTTCCCTTTAATAGGGAAGAGCCCACCTATGCTTGGTGTTGACGGCAATAGGACGTCCGGCGCATTCTAAGTGCCTCGGATCTTCGAAAGGCTTGTCGCCTCTCTTGAGGAAGAACTTCATGAGAGCACCAGCACCATCAAGCGGATCGCTCCGCTTGGTGGGAACCAGTACAGGTCCTTTAACTTCGAATCGTTGAAGGTCCTTGTTCCATCGCTGAACCTGATATCCTAGGTTAGAAATGAAACCTATCACGGGTGACGTCTCAGCCACTATCGGGAATCTTGCAATTCGCGACAGGAACTTATCGAGTACCCTGGTAGTCCTCCAGCACCCTCTCTTGTAGAGTTGGTTACGGAAAGACATCCAGGACGCCACACTAAGTGCGTCGCTTAGTCGTCTCGGCTTCTCCTTGCGGAGATACGCAGGGGTTATTTCAAACCCGTCGTAAGCGTCGAGACCGCAAGACTCTCTGAACTTGCCAGTCCAGAAAGACTTGTCGGAGTTGACCTTCAGACCAAAGGCCTGAAGTGTCTGGGCGACTAAGTAAGCTTTGTCTGTAGGGACGATTATATCGTCCCCGTAGATACGCACCTTCCCAAGCAACGTCGTGAGACGTCGAGAACTTGGGAGACGGTTGTCATCAGCTGTGAGAGCCGTAAGGACGATGATCAAGAAGACCATCGCCTCAATCGGAAAACACAGCGCACTGCCCATAGAGGCAAACTTCTTTAGGGGAATGACTCCTATCGAAGGAACATCAGCCGTCAGTGACCTACATGCTTGTACTGCATCCCTGAGAGTCGGGATGGTTCGGAGCATACGTGTGACGAGCAGATTATGGACTCTGTCGCTAGCATCAGATAAGTCGAGCGTGGCATACTTGCCATCTCTTGAACCTCTGAGTGCTAAATCCCTATTGGGGCCTTGGTCGGTAAAGCCCAGGGCCCCCTCGAACCTTTGTTCGAGAACGGGAATAAGGATCTCTAGGATCGATTGCTGCGTGTATTGCATACACGAAGGTTCAATCGCTATGATCCGTGGTCCTTTTTGCGTTTTGGGAACGGCGATAACCCTTACAGGGCGTTCGCCGGTTGCAGCGGTAGATTCAGTTGGGCCGGCTGGTAGTGAGACATCAAGAAATCCTCGATGTTTTCGTACCCGCCAGGCTTGACCTGAGCTTCCACAGTCTCCACCTCCTGATCGAGCAGGAAGAAGACCTTCTGGCCATCTTCCGTTTCCAAGACGATGACACACATTTGAAGGGCTTCCATTAAGGAGGCAACTCCATTTGGGGTCATCAGTCTTAGTAAGCTCACCTCTCCAGAGAGGTCCTTCACGTTGCAAAAACTCAACACATCCCACAGAAGTGGTTGTGTTAAGCCAGCCGGCGTTTGGGACCCCAAAGAGGTCAAAAGGGAAATACTGATCGAGGCGGTCATACCAAACTGGGACGTCATATCTGCCATTGGCAGATAGGCGCTCAGCGGTTGCACCGGGTCCATGTCGTGGGACATGTCTATACTCCATGATTTGCTGGTTTAAACCAGACAGTCGTGTTGAAAAGATAGTTCCAGCGATATATTCGAACCTATGCATTAGGGTAGATGGTATCTCCCGAATGCAGTCCTCGATCTCGCTGTCAGTTTGAACATATTTGACGAATGCCTTGCGGGCCCTTTTTGGGGCGCATGGGGCGAGCACTTTCTTAAACACGAGGCAGATCTGCCGAATGTAAAAGATCGCGTTTACGTCTGGTATGTCCAATAGACAACCAGTGCCAGAGTCAAACACTCGTGCGAGCAAACCTCCGAGAAATCGGGGGAGAGCTCGTCCGCGCGACGACCCAAAAGCAGGGAAGTCGGACGGAGTTATGCGTTCGCGTTTTAAACAGCCTTCGAAAGCTGTCGCGAAAGCAGGGAGCGTAATCGTAAGAAACGATTCGCCCTCGTGTTTGACTCGACTCGTGATCGTTTTAAAATCACGAGCGGTGCTAGCTTCACACCAAAGTGCTGCATCTTCCAGCAGCGCTTGGAGTATCCATACAGGGCTTTTCATCGAATGACGTCTCTAAAGGCGTCTACTCGAATCCTTGATGTCCCTGCCGACCTCTAATCAGCCTTTTGAGCTGGTTACCAGGTGCGAACGGATCGCCTCCAAGGAGGCTATCGCGATATTAATCACGATAACCCACAGAGAGTCGACCCGGATCAAGATTCACCCGACAGAAGTTGAGTGATCTTGGCGTTCGTACTCGCCGCCAACCAAGTCATGACACCGGCAACAACGGCCTGTTGTTCCGCGAGCGTGAAGCCCGTGGGAGGCAGGTCGAATGTCAGTGCCATAGACAGTGACGACTGCGTATTCATCGTGGGGTTGTAGGTGTCTGCAGCAATCTTGCTCCAGACAAACTTCAACACACGACGAGTACGCCGGCCGTACGTGTGCGCCACCGAGAGCTTGAGGGCTCCCGTTGGATCTGCAAACGTGCCTTGATTGATTCCGGACCCAGTCCGGGCACAAGCATAGGCAACAGCCGAAATGGTAACAGTTTGAGGATCGGCATAAGCCATAGGATATAGTCCAAGTAGAAGAAGGCAATGTATGCCTAGGTTCACGTACACACTATTGTGGACGTGTATCAGTGGTTTCTAAACCACGCCTTTTGCACGGGCGATACCCAATGCAGTCAGGATTGACCACTGCCGATCAGTAAACTGATTGGGAGTGACAGCAAAGCCAAACGGTGACGCTTGCACACGTTGCTTGTTATGTCTAACAAGTTGTTGCATGCCGTTTAACGAAGTCCCATCTTTCAATGTGACTCCACGGAGAGAGTAAGTAGTTACGCTCTTTGTTTCACACATCACGTATGCGTAAGGACTAGCCATATTGTCGTGCGCCAAGTCAGTTAGATTCGATAGAATCGTACCTGTATTTGACGTCCAATCGTATAGCCAAGACCATGGCATAGCATTCCACAACGACCTCGGTGTAATCTCTACACCGTAACCCACTCTTAGGAGTGTGTTAATTGCATTCGTTTTATCGTATGCATCCGAAGTGGGCGGTGGTATGTAGTAAGAGAACGCTCCTGAAAACCAGAAGTGTCTCTCAGTCTGCATAGACGCCGATAGCTTGCCCGCGCTGCTGTACGCCTGCGTTACATACGGATCAGCACCATAGTAGGTGGTATCCGCCATGACCGTAGACGTGTTAGTAGAGGTGGACAGTTCCAGCCGACGACGTGTCTTTTGCCTACCTTCCTTAAAGAACTTAAGGTAGATAGAATGCGATCGACGCACGTCGTGGATGAAATTCGATACATCAGATACAAATGGGAGCCATTCAAACTCCCATGTCAGGTAGCCATTAGCCAACGCCTTCGCATGGAGTTGGATAAGTTCTTGCCTGGAAGTAACAGGTGCGTGACGCGAAGCACCAAGCAAACGCTTGATCTTACGCGCTTCCCACATGTTCTTGTAAACCTGAGCCTGGTTCTTAAGCCGGGATAAGGTGTTTACAAGGGGGATTCCCTCACGAAGTTCGAATAACGCCGTTGTCAATGAAGACTTCGGTCGCGTAGGCGAAGCTCGAGAGAAGCCAGCAGTGCCCCAGTAGATCATGTCGTTGTTAGACGCCAGACTACCAAAGTCACTCTGGTCAAAAGTGTGCGTCGTCCAGTATACCGGGTAAACCCCGGTATGGCTGAACGAGTAGCCATTGGAACCCTTCCAATCTTTCTGAAGTATCGGAGATTTGTCTTCGAGACGAACCGTTTGATTAACAAACGACCCGCCAATGTTGCCATTGAACCAACGCTTTCCCAAAAGAGAGATAGCGTGACCCTCGGAAGAGGTCAACTCGAACCCTGAACATTTGACGGAAACGTCTCTGTTCTGGATGATAGTGTGGTTGATATCAAAGGTGATCTTGCGACCGGCCTTTAATCCAGCCGGTATCACCCGGGTCTTTACTGTCATGGTATACTCCGTTTAGCTAGCAGGGTGCCCCTAGGG